CACGGGCTGAAGTTCACCTTCCAATCGCAATGTACCACTTCTTTGGCCGTCCCAAAGGTGCACATTGAAGTGCTTCCTACACAAAGAACGGCAGCCGTTGGTCTTGTTGTTGCCACGCAACTAAAAACTAGAGCAAGTCCAGAAGCAGAGAACCGCCACGCCAACGATTACTACAGTTTTGCAGGGGACATTTCGAGTCGTTCCGCTTTCAACGGAAAGATGGACGTCCTCTGCCCGGTGACAGAAATCGAAGAAAAGATATCTCACACGCTTTCAGTAACTTAGGTCTGATTTTCGACCGTGTGCGAACGAGTCGTCTTCTAAGCTCTTTTCAGATAACAACGCACCAGGTTACAGCAAATGACTGAAATTGACCGAGAGCACGTCGAGTATACAAGGCAAAAACGGACGCTGCAGATGTATCGCGACTTATATGCGGGCGGGTTCGAGTTCAAAGAACGCGCTGCCAACTACCTCCTGCGCCGGCAGAAGGAACCGCTGGACGTTTACGCCGAACGCCTGTCCCGAGTCTTTTACGAGAATTACATCGGATCGATTGTCGATTGGTACGGATCGACCTTGTTCCGTCGCGAACCTAGCCTCCATTTCGACCAAGGGTCGGATTCTGAGCAATTCTTAGCGCAATTCACAAGTGACTGTGACCGGCGCGGCACGAGGATGTCGGATTTTTTTCGCTACACCTTTCTCGACTCATTGGTTGCCGGCAAAAGCCACGTACTGGTTGATTTTCCGCGATCATCCAAGCCGGTCATGAATCGTGCCGAAGAAGATGCGGCAGGCATTTCACGTGCCTATCTGGTCCGTTATCCGGCGGAAGATCTCATCAACTGGTGTACGGATGAGCGCGGTGATTATGAGTGGGTCGTGTTCCGGCAAAAGACTAAACAGCAAGCCACAATTGAGTCGTCTTCGATTATCGAAGAAACCTGGTGGCGTTATTACGACAAATCGGAATACCGGTTATACCGGCGTCTGGAAGGAAGTAAAGAGCCCGGAGCGATAGAGCTTGTTGCTCACGGTCCGCATGCGCTTACCCTTCAGCAGCGGGTTCCAGTATTCACGCTGGAAATGAGCGAAGGACTGCGGCTGATGAGTAAAGCGGCGCAGTTGCAGGTAGAGCACTTCAATAAGTCGAATTCACTTGGGTGGGCGATTACTATGGGTCTTTTCGCCATGCCAGTGATTTACTCCGATCGTGAATGGGACCAGATCGTTGGCGAAAGTTACTACATACAGCTCGGGCCGTCCGATCGGTTTGGCTGGACAGAACCCGACGGAAAGGTCTACCAAATAGCGGCGACGAATCTGGAGACTTTGAAAGAAGAGATCTACCGTGTCTGCTATCTGTCGCAAGCTTCGGGAGAGATCATCGGCGGCCGCGCACAATCCGCGGCCAGTAAGCAGATGGATTTCACCATCACGCAGGAAGTGCTGCGCGCTTATGGAGCTGCCGTGAAGCAATGTATTCGCCGGGTCATAGCAGCTATCGGCGAGGCCCGTCACGATGATGTGGAAGTGACAGTCACCGGTTTGGACGAAGTCGATATCACCGATTTCACAACGGAGCTTAACAATGCCGCTAGTCTCTTGAACCTCGGAATCGATTCGCCAACATTGAAGAGCGAGATCTATCAGAGACTCGCCCTCAAGTATTTGAACGACGCGCGGCAGGAGACAAAGGACCAGATCGCGCGCGAGATCAACGCGCAGTATTTGAATTGAGGAGACAAACAGTTATGACAGAGCAAAACGAAACACTTAATCAGTCCGCTAGCGAAGAGCAGAAGGCAATGGGCGGCGATCAAGTTCGCGAGCTGGTTCGGCAGGCCATAGAAGAATTCGTTCGGGCGCAGCAAAAAAAGGTCGAACCTGCGTATAAGGCGGAGTTACTCGACGAGCGGAAACGCCGTGAAAACCTGGAGACTCGTCTGAATCAACTCGTAGAAGAAAACCGCAAGGCGAAAGCGATGGCGGAGGAGGCGGATCGCAGTTCGCAGATCCGAAGCGAACTGCAGCGCTTAGGGGTAGGGAAGGTTGAACTCGCCTACAAGGCAATCAAGGACGACATCATCAGAGCGGAAGACGGTCGTCTTCAACCCCGAGGAAATGACGGAAAAACGCTTCAGGAGTATCTTGCCGGATTTGTACAAGACAACCCTGAGCTTCTTCCAGCGCGAATTGCCGGGGGCAGCGGCGCTAGTCCCGCGATCAAGAACGCGGCGCCCGCTCCGGCCCCGATTGATCTGGATGCGATCAAGCCGGGCATGAAGAAAGAAGATCTCGATCGAGTGCGCGACGAGATTTCTCGTCTGGCATCACAGGCGTTGCGCGGGTAGTTACAGTACAACTCCGCAATCAGTAGTGGACGCACATTACAGCGCGGCGTAACAGACGCCGCCATTTTTATTTAGGAGACTTATGTCAATCATTACATCTGCCAACTTGGCAAGTGCGATTGTGAAGCTGGTGGCTGCAGATGCCTTGCCGGCTTTGATGGGACACATGGTGATGGGGAACCTGGTGAATCGGGATTATGAGCCTGTACTGGCGCATGCCGGTGACACGGTCAATGTTCCGATTCCCCCCGTGCTGGTTGCCAACAACATCGCAGAAGGCGGGAGCGTACAACCGCAAAACCCGAGCTTGGGCAATGCTCAAATCGTGCTAAATACGCACGCAGAAGCAACTTTCCAGATCCCCGACGTGACGAAAGCGTTGGCGTTTCCGGAATTGCTGAAGGCGTACATGCAACCGGCTGTTATTGCCATCGCACAGCGGGTCGAAAAGGATCTGCTGAACCTTTACGGGCAGTTCACGTCAAACGCACCGGTCGGTACGGCGGGAACTGCGGTCACAGAAGCGACGCTTGATGCTGCGGAAACGGCGCTGTTTTCGGCTATGGTACCTCCGAGCATGCCGAAATATTTGGTTTGCGATTCAAACACGTATTCGCAGATTCGCCAAATTCCTCGGTTCAGCGAGTACTATACAGCCGGCGAAGCTGGCCTGAAGGCGCTTGTGGAAGGCAATGTCGGCAAGATGAAAGATTTCTTTATCTTCCGTTCGCAGTTCGTGGCAACCACCGGCGGTTCGACGCCGGCCAATCATAGCTTGGCCTTCACCCGCGACGCACTCGGTTTAGTAGTACGCCGATTGCCCCAACCGCTTCCCGGTACGGGCGCAGTGGCAGAGTACGCGGAGATGGGTAATTTCGGACTACGCGTAGTTATGAGCTATCAGCCGAATACCTTAGCCCAGCAATTTACTGTCGATGTTTTGTACGGCTGCGGCGTTCTTCGGAACAGCTTCGCCGTGCAGGTGACCACTTAACCAAGAAGTTCGGTCTCGAACTGTTAGTCGGAGCCGCCCCTGAGCGGCTCCTTTTTAATTGGAGCTGAATAATTATGGACGTCAAACAATATTACCGAAAAATTGCCGAAGTGGAAACGGGAATCACCGATGTTTATCCCGTCGTAGTCAGCCTAGAGACCTCCGATGGAGGCAAACCTGGCGTGCTGTCGGAAGTTCCGCGCCTGGTTGCCGCAAAGATGATCGTCGAGGGCTGTGCTGTCCTCGCGACCGCTGCCCAGACGCAGCAGTATCTAGAGCAGCAGGCGATTGCAAAGCAAGTCGCCGAGAAAGCAGAAATGGCTCGGCGAGTACAGGTGGCGATTATTTCAGAGTCAGACCTGCAGGCGCTGCATCCAGCCAAGAAGAGCAACGATCCGGGTAGCAGCGGAAAGTAAGGATCACCTACTTATGGCCCTGTTCACTGATCCGGACGTCGTTACGTTGGACGATCTACTGCAGTTCGAGAGCTCGCTGCTGCAGGTCTCGACAACTCACGCGATCGACGTGGAAACCAAAATTACCTTGGCCGTCAATGCGATTAGCGACAAGTTGATGCTGTGGTTACTGAACTCGGGAGCCTCTGATCCCCAGTTCCTGCAGCGAAGAAACCTCGGGTTGTCAACTGTTGTAGTTACCCCAACGTTATATCGATGGATTTGTTTCGACTCGTTGTCGCGATTCTTCGCCGAAGCTTACAACGTGCAGCTGAACACGCGTTTTCAGCAAAAGTGGACAGAGTACCAGCAGGAGTCGCAAGATGCATCGGACATGGTTTTTGTGTCCGGTGTCGGCATCGTCTATAACGCACTGCCGAAACCGGCGATGCCAACTGTAGTGGTCGGTACCGGCAATACGGCGGCACAGTCCTTGTTTGTGGAAACCACCTGGGTCGACCAGAAGGGGAACGAAAGTGCCCCCAGCGCAGTGAATGGTCAGTTGCTGCCCACCTTATCAGGTGTGACTGTCACGCCCACTCCACAGACGCGGCAAGCTCCGAAGGCGGCCGTCGGGTGGAACGTATACGTCAGTACAACCGATGCGGATTTTGCATTACAAAATGCCGTTCCGCTGCAGCTCGGTACAGGCTGGCAACTGCCAATTCAGGGTTTGGTGGCTGGTGCGCCGCCCTCCGGCGGACAACAGCCCGAGTTCTACGTCGCACTAACCAGACGGATTCTTAGAGGATGATGCAATGCTGCCCGTCACCATTCTTGCGAGCCAAAAGCTGGCGAATCTTCTAACCGGCAACGATGCTCTGGAACAGCAAATTGCCGCAATCGCGGCAGTAGCGAACCTGCAAATACCGCCAATAACCGCAGATCAAGTTGTTTTCAGTTCGGCAAGCCCTGAGATCGGCGATAAAAACATTCAGCTGACTTACCCACGAGTCTGCCTGTACAGTAGCGCATTGAAAAACACGCATATCGAAAAGTTTAAGTCGTTATCAGGAACCGTATCAGTCATGACAGAAAT